GCTAATTCATCCATTTCGTTATCAGCAACTTCTAATCCACGAACTTGTGGCAATGCGTTCTCAATCTTCTCTAATGTATTAAGTGCTTCTGTTGTTATTTCTTCAGCCCTTTCAGGCATGGAAATAGTGATACCTCTATCATTATTTTCTGGGAGTTCAAATAAATCTTGTAATTTTTTTGTAATTTTATTTCTCCTTAGTAAACCAAACTCGTTTACCGTCTATTACTTTCCAAGTTTTTCCTCTATTTGAATCACCACACTTTAATGGATCTGCTTGAATTCTAATTTTTCTTTGTCTCTCAGCTTCAATTAACTTTAGCGTTTTAGTTTTCTTTTTTCCTATTGAATTTAATCTAGCTTTTTCGATTCTTTCAGGTGTGTAACTATCCGGATTACACGCACTATTTTTCATTCTGTTAGTTTTTTCTTCAGTGGAATAAGTAGACCATAGTTCTTTCTGTGCTTTTCTTATTTTTTCAATGCCACTATCAGTTTGTTTTAGTAACCAATTTGGATGTCCAATTAATTTTTCTGATAAACGTTTGTAACCTTCTTCACCTAGACCACCACCGTGACCTGATTCAGGTCTCATATTAGCCCATTCACTATTATCAACTACATTCCACAATGAAGAATAATGTCTTCCTAATTCCTCAATTAATTTAGGATCAGTCGTTTCTAATAATATTTCAGTATCTACATCATATCCGTGTTCTTGAATATGTTTTTTCCATTCTTTACCAGAACCCTTATATCTATGCGGATCAGGTGACTTGGTCTGCCCTAAATATTTAAGACCAGTGGTTTTGTGAGTTTTTTTGTAGAGATAATAAGTTATCATAAAAGTATTTATTTACTTTCGTTTACCGTTATAGAAAAGGTCATCTTCGGTTATTACTCTAAAGGTATAGCCCTGTGCTTTACAATATGCCATTGCGGCGTGCCATTTAGCGTGATTGATTGCTACTACCATTCTGTCTTTAGCATTAGCAACTTTGCTCTCAATGATACTTTGTTTTTTTGGTTTAATCTCTACTACTTCTGCTATTTGTTTACCGTATTTGTTTTGATAGACTACAAAGAAGTCAGGGATATAATTCTTTGCTTGTCCTGTAAGTGGATTACGATAGGGGACTGATATAGCTTCGCTAGCCCAGTATAACACACTGTTATTGTTATCACAGAAATTCATAAATGTAAGTTCCCAGCCACTACGATATCTAGGTTGATGTTTGCCTACATATTTCTGCGGATTCTTGGGAGCAAATGTCCCTTGTGCGTACTTAGCCATTACGTCACAATGTTTCTAGCAACCGCTTCATTGGGTTGTGGTACTGTACCAAAACCATATATTGACGTTTTAGATTTAAAGCTATTCAAATAATAAGCAATGACTGTATTAGTTTCAAGTTTTGTTTTACCTTGAATATAAGTTAATAAGTCTAGTACAGAGATTTGTGTTTCTTGTGCTATTCTAAAAAAATAGACTGTAAAATTACCTGCTATCTGTACATTGTCACATATGCTCTTAAAGTATGAAGATACAATATCATACTCACTGGCATTAACAATTAAATCAAATGAATAGAATTCATCAAAAATCTTAACTGTTTGGTCTACGTTTGAGCGTGTATCAATAATTTGTGCCATATAAATCTCCGTAGAGTATTTATACTATTATTGTTATCCCTGGCCAGAACCAATGCCAGTTACTGGTTGACCGGGTGTAGTTTGTACACCTGCATTTGATACCGCAGTGTTAGTTCCTGTACCGGCTGTAGTGCCTGTTGCGGTGATTCGTGGAGGAGAACTTAATCCTAAATTAGGAGCGCCTGCTGTATTGTTTGGACTTGTACCATATCCAGGATAATAAGTATTAGTTCTTACTGCGCTAGGCAATTGTTGTTGTACACTTGATGCTAATAGTGAGTTTAAATCCTGTGTTGCAACTTGCCTTAAATTCTTATTTTTAAATGTATTATATGATGTGCCTGCTGTACGAATAGCACCTAATATGTTACCATTTGACAAATCATTGATGAATCCACCTGCCGCATCGACTAGGCCACCTTGACCTAATATACTAGCATTAGAGCCAGGTCTATTGATAGGACTAGTTGTTTTATCATAATTAGTTTCAAGACCAAATCCAGTAACGATGTTACTTGGTGAACGACCGTCCAATGCACCTTCGGCATACTTGACTGTTTCATAATCAATAGTCATTGTATTTGCCATTGTACCATTCCCCTGTGCATAATCATATGTGTCGTGGTTGAATGCAGTAATGACAGGATTGATTAATGTATATTGAATGAAGTTATGTTGGTTCATTCCAAAGATTTGAATACTCTTAAAGAAAGGAATCTTACTTATACCTTGATTTGATTGACTAGTAGTTCCCGATTGTTGACTAGTTTCACCAATGTAGCCCCAATCTTCGTCGCCTGCAATATCACCGTCATATAAGTTTCTTCTATTGAAGTTTATTGAACCTGTGTTATTACCGTTAGTTGCTTGTCTACCTGCACTTGATAGCACTGGCTTGTCTGCATCTTTGAAATAATATGTATAATAGTTATACCACATATCATTTACTAAGTTACCATTGTCATCATGGAAAACAACATTAATAGGTTGATATTTTATTTTTGTTTGCACTAGCCTTTTTCTATTATACTGGTTCAAGGTAGCAGTATCAATAGTATATTTAGGTAAATCAATTGTCTTTACAGCCAAGCCAAAATTGGAACCCTGCTGTATACCTTTAGAGTATACGGCAGGATTGATTTCAAAGTATACGTGAAATAAGAACTTGAATTTAGGAGCGTACTGATATGCGTTAGTTCTAAAAGTTTTTGCGGCATGAGTGTAATCTCTTACATACTCATTACCAAAAAAACCTGCGGCAGCATCAGTTAAAAGATTTTGAAAAAATCCACTCATGTAATAACCTAAATGTTATTATTAACCTTGACCGGAACCGATACCAGTTACGATTGAACCACCTAATACACGGCCGATGTTTGTACCAACACCAGAACTCAACGGTGACTGAACTGCATTATCAAATCTGATTGTCATAGCAATTTGTACTACTTCGTTTGTACCATAGTTTAGGTTATTGTAGTTTGCTTGTTGCAAGAAGCAACCATAACATTCCCAAGTCTCTAATACTACTGGTGCCGCAATGCCATTTCCACCATCTAAGATTTCAATGTTTGTTTGGAACTTATAGTCTTGACCAGTTGCCGCAGATGCCTGCTCAACAAAGTCTAATTGTTTCTGTAGTTGCTGTCCAACTAACTTAGATACCGCACCCTGTGCGTCATCTCTAACGTTAACTGTTAATGCTTGCCATTCGTGACGACCAGCAAGATACAATGTTGAGTTGTAAACTGGAATAGTGATTTCACCAAAACTAACTTGAGGACGTGTTATATCTACAACTTGTTTAGTTAATTCAATAGTCTGACCAATACCGAAATTCAGAAAGCTAACTCTGAAACGATATTGTAATTTGGGCATCAACAGGCCCTGATTTCCACCAGCGTTATCTGACGCTACGGTCATGTTGAACAATGATTGTGAGGCTGTTGCCATTTTTTTAATCTCCTGTATACTTATTTATCTTTAATGATGATACCCCCTTGGGGTATCATCTTACGTGTTACCTGATATTTCACCTGTGTTTAAAACACGAACTGGGATGTAGATGAATTCAGCAGCCTTAACTGGCTCAATTGCAACATCAATCCACAATTCACTTCGATCTATACGAGCTGGTGTATTGTTACTGTCGTCACATACAACCAAATAATCATAGATACCACGTTTAGCAACTAAATCAACTAACAGTGTTTGGATAACACCTGTAATTTCGTTACGTGTTAACTGATCGTTAGGTTCAAATACGAACGGACGAGCCGCAATAGTCAACTGACGGCGTACATAGTTGACTAGTCGTGCAACGTTGATTCTATCTAATGCAGATTGTGAGTTGAAACTAGTCTTGTTACCATAGTTCAACAAACCAACACCAGTGAAGAATACCATTGGGTTGATTTGATTGATGTATAGTACATCACGAATACCTAAACGGGTCTTGATTGGTACAAACTCACCAGTTGAACGATTTAAGTAACCAATGTTCAATGCATTGTCAATATTACCACGGCGTGTACCTGCTGGTGCTAACCAAGGGAAAGCAACAGTATCATTACGCAAGAAAGTTCTTAACATCATATGTGATGCTGGAACAACAACTTGATTACCTGATAAGTCATTTGTAATTCCACTTGGATAGAATAGACCCAAGTAAGTGTTACGTGTAACCAAACCAGCTTCACCTGTAGATACAGCACCTGCGGCGTTAGTTGCCCATGCTTGAATATCAGTAGCACTATCAGCAAGACCCAATGGTGTGTCGCCAATAATGAATCCTGTCTCACCACGATCTGCATTCAATACAACCATGTTAGGTTGTAGTTCTGGATAGTTAGGAGTAGCCATCAAGTTGAAGTAGTTATCTTCATCACGAATGT